CAAAATATTTGGTGAAGGTAAAAAGTTTATGTCATTAGAAGTCATATACCCAGCAACATCAAATGTCATACCTTATGATAAATCACTTTTACAATTTCACGGAACTATTGAATATAATTCTGCTGGTTCACCAGTCGGAGAGGATAGAGGAAGTGCTAGAATGTTAGCTGGTATGATAAAACAAATAAATCAGAACATACAAAAGACTTATAGTATCACAAAGCCATTTATAACTCAGTTACCAAAGGTAAAAAACTTTTCAGAGAAACAAAGTTATTTCTTAGGTAAGTTGAATAAACTACAGAGTGAATATAAAATGAGTGATAACGATACATTAGCTAATTATCATCAAGCATATTGGATGGAGTATATTTACAATGGTGCTAAAAATACAGACTATCCAAATCCGCCAAATGATATATTGATGAGTCTAACAAAAAGATGGGCATTCTTTGATAAGTCATATAAGATACCAAATATTAAAAAAGATTTAAAAGAGTATCCAAAGTTTTTAGATTGGGTTCTAACAACTGATAAAATGGATCACGCTAAGTTACAAAAACAACATATTAGAGATTGGGAAATTCTTTTCTTTGAGTTAGGAGCAGAAATATTATCAAATTTAGATGACTTTATAGCTGCTAATCCATCAAAAGCAACCCAGCAAATTCGTAAGGACTTGAAGAAAGCAATATCAAAAGTAAAAAAGTCTAAGGATACAAAAGTATTGAATACACTAAAAACCCAATTAGACAGACTAAATGCTATTGGTGGTTTAAAAGCAGTTGTTCCAACTGAGGGTATTACCTTTGTATTCAAAGGAAAATTGTATAAATATACTGGAGCATTTGCTCCAGCAAATCAAATCTTAGGTATGTTAAAATTCGTATAGGAGTAGGTTATGGGATACAGTAAAGAAACAGAAAGACAAAATGATGCATTGAGAGATGCTATGTCAGGAAAAGAGCATGTAAAAAATTATGTTCAAGTCGGATATGAGGGCAAGCAAAAGCCGAAGGGTGATGTTATTCCTAAGATGACTGAACTTATGAAAGATGCTAGAATGCCTTTATTTTGTAAAAAATGTGATAAGGTAATGAAGAAAAAATTAGATAATAAGATGTGGAATCTTTATAACCATTGTTTTGATTGTCAGATATCTTTTGAACATAAACTAAAATTAGAAGGTAAGTTTGATGGTTGGGCTAATAATAAGATAAAGAAAAATAAAATAGCTTATATAAAAGATACATTACAGCAATTAGAAGAATTCAAAACTATGAAAGCACCTGAATGGCTTAATAATGTGGGAGTAAATCATCCTGAATTAGAAAAAGAAAAGTGGGAAGGTGGTACTGATAAAATAGTTTCTGAAGCAGTAGAAGCAATAAAAAATCTAACAGAACAATTAGAACAACTGGAGAATGAATAATGAAGCTATGGAAAATAATTTTAGGATTTCTTGGTGGTGTTGGTGCTTTACTTGCTGTAAATAAAGCAAAAAGTGAAGAAGTAAAAAAACTAAAAAAAGTTATTGACGCTAATAAGAAAGAAGAAAAGAAAGTTGAAAAACAAATCAAAGAATTAGAAACAGCAAAAAAATCTTCTAAAAAAGAAATAGGTAATATAAAAAGAAAACTTACTATTTCTAAAAAGAAAACTCAAAAAATGCAAGATGCATATGATAATGATGAAGTTGAGTCGGCTGAAGATTTCTTAAGAAATTTTGCTAAAAGTAAATGAGAATGTCTATGAAAATATTAAAATATTTTTTGATATCATTTTTTGTACTTTCAATGGTAGACGGGCAGAGTATAAAGAAAGATGGAAAAGAAGTAACTACTTTTACAACAGAACAAGCATTAGAAATGTTAAAAGCACGTGATGCTCAATGGAAAAGTAAATTAGCAAAAGCAGATTCATTGATAGAATCACAAAAAGTAGTAATTTCTGATTGTGAAGCAGTTGTTGCTAAGTTAGGAGAACAATCAAATTTAGATTCTTTATTATTACTTGCTCAGAGAAAACGAATTGATTTGTTAAAAGTTCGTGATGAAGCTAATGAAAAATTAGTAGAATTAGTTGAACCTAAATGGTATGAGAATCAATATCTATGGATGGGAATAGGATTTATCTTAGGAAAAATATAATGAAACCTACAGTACTAAAAGAAGTAATAAAAAAAGAGTATGTAAAATGTGCTCAAGATCCAATATACTTTCTAAAAAAGTACTGTGTAGTTCAGCACCCAATGAAAGGTAAAGTTCCGTTTCATCTATTTGAGTATCAAGAAGAATCAATAAAACTTTTTGAAGAACATAGATTCAATGTTATATTGAAAGCTAGACAATTAGGATTATCAACATTATCTGCTGGGTATGCTCTATGGATGATGACATTTCATCAAGATAAAAACATATTAGTTATTGCCACTAAACAAGATACTGCTAAAAACTTAGTTACTAAAGTTAGAGTTATGCATGCTAACTTACCAAGTTGGTTGAAACAGAAATGTACGGAAGATAACAAGCTGTCACTACGATACAATAATGGTTCACAAATAAAAGCTGTTTCAAGTGGCGAAGATAGTGGTCGTTCAGAAGCTCTATCTCTTCTGATACTTGATGAGGCTGCTTTCATTGATAAGATTGAACCGATATGGGCAGCTGCTTCACAGACATTATCTACTGGTGGACAATGTATTGCACTTTCCACACCCAATGGTGTTGGTAATTGGTTTCATAAAACTTGGGTTGGTGCAGAAGATGGAACTAATGATTGGAATACTATAAGATTACATTGGAGTTTACATCCTGAAAGGGACGATAAGTGGAGAAAAGACCAAGATAAACTATTGGGTCCTTCATTAGCTGCTCAAGAATGTGATTGTGATTTTATTACTTCTGGACAAACTGTAATTGATGGTATTGTGCTAGAAGAGTACAGAGAAAAACATTGTAATGACCCATTGGAAAAAAGAGGAGTTGATAGTAACCTTTGGGTGTGGCAACCACCTAATTATACAAAGGATTATGTAGTATCAGCTGATGTTGGCAGAGGAGATAGTGCTGATTACTCCGCATTTCATATAATGGACATAGAAACAATGGAACAAGTTGCTGAATATAAAGGTAAGATATCAACAAAAGACTTTGGTAATCTATTAGTAAACATATCAACTGAATATAATAATGCTTTATTAGTTATTGAAAATAACAATATAGGATGGGCTACAATACAACAAGTAATAGATAGAGGATATGAAAATCTTTTTTATACAAGTAAAGATTTACAATATGTAGATACAGAAAGACAAGTAAATAATAGATACAGAACGCAGGATAAAAGTATGGTTCCTGGATTTAGCATGACAATGAAAACAAGACCACTAGTTATTGCTAAATTAGAGGAATATTTTAGAGAAAAGTCAGTAATTGTCCGTTCAAATAGATTAATAGATGAACTTTTTGTATTTATATATAACAATAATAAAGCTGAAGCTATGCAAGGATATAATGATGACTTAGTAATGAGTTTTGCTATTTGCTTGTGGGTAAGAGATACTGCTTTACGATTGAGACAAGAAGGTATTAGTTTACAGAGAAAGACATTGAGTGGTGTTGCAAATCAAATGCTCCCACAAAATAGCAATCAAGTAGATGAGGGAAATTGGGAATGGAGTCCCGATGGAAAAATAAAAGAATCATTAGAATGGCTTATTAAATAAGAGGTAAAAATATGGCAGACACAACATTAACTGGTAGACTAAAAAGACTATTTTCTGGAAGTACCATTGTTAGAAATATCGGTGGAAGAAAATTAAAAGTAATGGACACTAGCAAAATTCAAGCAGGTGCACAGAATACATTAGTTGACAGATTTCAAAAACTTCACTCTAATATGGCTAATCATCCATATAATGAACTTTTACAAGTACAGCAACTTCGTTTAGGTTTATTCAGAGACTACGAGACAATGGACTCTGATTCAATTGTTGCTTCTGCATTAGACATATATTCAGATGAATCGACAATGAAAAATGAATATGGAAAGATTTTAGGAATTCGTACATCAAATGATCAAATACACGATATACTTCATAACCTCTTTTATGATATAATAAATATAGAATTTAATCTATGGCCTTGGGTTCGTAATATGGTAAAGTATGGAGACTTCTTTCTAAAGTTAGATGTACAAGAAAAATATGGAGTTATGAATGTACAGCCAATGTCTGCATATGATATTTCTAGATTAGAGGGACACGATCCAGCAAATCCTCAGATGGTTCAATTTGAATATGTAGCACAACAAGGAAGTGGTCATGTCGGTGCTAAACATCATGCTAGAGGAAGAGAAGCTACTCTTTTAGAAAACTATGAGGTAGCTCACTTTAGACTTCTATCGGATTCTAATTTTGTACCATATGGTCGTTCTATATTAGAAGGTGGTAGAAAAGTTTGGAAGCAATTATCTCTAATGGAAGATGCTATGTTGATTCATAGAATAATGAGAGCTCCTGAAAAAAGAATATTTAAATTAGACATCGGAAATATTCCTCCTGCTGAAGTTGATAATTACATGCAACAAGTAATAAATAAAATGAAAAAAGCACCTATTATGGATGAGAAAACAGGCGAATACAATCTCCGTTATAACATACAAAACCTTACAGAAGATTTCTTTTTACCCGTGAGGGGTGGTGACAGTGGTACTAACATAGAGTCTTTGCCTGGATTACAATATGAAGCAACAGACGATGTTGAGTATTTGAAGAATAAGTTATTAGCATCACTTCATGTTCCAAAGGCTTTCTTAGGATACGAAGAAGGACTTGGTTCTAAGGCTACATTAGCTGCTGAAGATGTTAGGTTTGCTAGAACAATTGAAAGAATACAGAGAATTTTAGTTAGTGAGCTACAAAAAATTGCTGTAGTTCATTTATACTCACAAGGGTTTAGAGACCAAGAGCTTGTAAACTTTGAATTGAGTTTAACAAATCCATCTACAATCTACGAACAGGAAAAGATTGAGTTGTGGAATAACAAAACATCATTGGCAGAATCAATGATAAGAGATGGGTTGGTATCATCTGAATGGATTTATAAAAATATATTTGGGTTTACAGATGATCAAATAAAAGAACAAGATGAACAAATAACATTTGATTATAAAACAAAGTTTAGACGCTCACAAATAGAGTCTGAAGGAAATGATCCTGCTAAAAGTGGTGAGTCACAAGGTACACCATCAGATATGGCTATGGGTAGAACTGGTCATGAGTTAGATGATGAGGGTGGTTCAGAAGAAGGTGGACAACCAGGCGCTGGGAGGCCTAAAGAAGCTGATAAATATGGTCAGGATAGTGGTGCTAGAGGAAGAGATCCTATCGGTTCACATGATATGGGTAAAGCATATAGTACTAAATCATTAGCAAAATATGAAAATATGCTAAAGCATCTTGGAGATAGTGCTAAAGAGTTACTAAATGAAAGTGGTGAGTTAGAAA